GTATTACAGAATGTGTAAAACTATATAAGAGAGAGAGTTTTTGGTAGGCTCACTTTAACTGTTACATGTACAATGATACACTTAAAATGTACCATATACTAACTTAAATAAATACACTAACTAAATCACGTACAATGATTACACTTAAACTGTACCTAAGTGTAATTAATTTGTACTATTTTGTAATTAAGTATTGACAATGGCTAAAAAATCAGTAAAACTATACACAGACAATGTTCTTGATGAGTTCTATCGTCACGTATTAGATGGAAGCATTGAGAATTTACATATCCCCCATAGTGATGTATTCTACGTGCGAGAGGCTGTACAGAATCATTACGGTAGATCTTTCACTTTAAAGGAAGTTGAAGATGCTATGAGGGCAGAAGGATGGAATGATACGTAATGTCAGTACCTGATCGTGTAAAAAATAAAATGAAAGAGTTAGGTTTGAGTGGAGTCAATAAACCTAAACGTACTCCCAATCACAAAACTAAGTCTCACGTGGTAATGGCATCGGAAGGTGGTAAGTATAAAGTTGTACGATTTGGACAACAAGGTGTTAAGGGTGCAGGTAAGTCTCCCACAACAGCTAAAGACAAAGCTCGTAAACGGAGCTATTATGCAAGACACAATGCACAGGGCAAACCAACAACTAAGTTGAGTGCCAAGTATTGGTCACACAAAGTTAAATGGTAAAGAGGATAAACCAATGTTAAGTCAATTGTTAAAAGCTATTCGTGGTGCCAAAAGTAAAACACAGGCAAAGTCTGATGCAAGTGCTGCACGTAATGCTGTACGTAAAAATGAACGTATGGTAGGTGAAAAAGAACAAGCTGCTATTGATAAAATTAATTCTACTTTAAAAGAAAGAATAGCAGCTATAACAGAAAGTGGCAAAACTTCAAAAGCTTCACCAGAAGGTGTTGCTGGAGAACGTGCTAAAACACGTGCTCGTGAAGAGTCAGCAAGAACTACCCAACAAAAAGGTTCTATTGCTACTAGAACTGCAGCTAGTAAAACAGCTATTGATGAAGCTAAGACACTTTCAGATGTAAGTATTGCTCGTACAAAAATACAGGAAATGGAAGATGGTGATCTTCGTAAATTTTTCTTAGCAGAATTAAAAGATAAAGAAAATAAGATACGTAATAAACAGGCTGGCGAAGCAAGTAAAGTTTCACGAACACTAGAACAAAAACAGTCTGATAAAAAATTTAAAGGATATGACCCAAGTAAAGATCTTCCGTTTAAACGTGGTGGCTTAGTTAGAACAGGTCACACAGACATGCGTAAAGGTGGATTGTTCTATAAGTGAGCATAGAGAAAGACTTACGTGATTGGTCACGTGAAGTATTAGAAGTTCCAAATGAAGCATTGGGCGGCTTACCTGCTTGCCCATTTGCTAAAAAAGCATGGAAACATAAACGTGTAAATGTAGTAGAGACTACTGGATTATTATATACTACAGAACAACAAGCTAAAGTATTTCATAATCATAGATATGAATTAGTTGTAGTTGCATCCTACGACTACCCCGACATAGAAATGTTTAACATGTATGTCGAATACCTTAACGATAAATATACAAAGAATGATTTGCACATAATGGGGTTTCATCCTGACTATGGTGCGGAAGATGCAGAGCTAGACTTTTTGTATGATCACGATTGGGAATCTAGCATAGACAAAGATTATGCTATGCTGTTTATTCAATCCTTGAGTCAAGTAGATGACGCAAGTTTACAATTAGAAAAGCTAGGTTACTATACAGTATATCCTGAAGAAGAGTACAAAACACTTGTGCTAGATCGCAGAACAAGGAGACAATCTAATGGCGATGAAACCCAGAGCAATGAAAAAGAAAAAGACACCAATGCGTGGAGGCGGTATGCCTCGTAAAATGATGAAAGAAGGCGGTGCGGTAGCAGAACCCGCATGGTTGAAGTCTTTAAAAAAAGAAGCAGATAAACTTGGTGTACCTTTACGTGAACTTTTGACAATGTATGAAAAAGGTAAAGACCCTAAAAAAGAAACAATGAAAGCTGCTAAAGGTGGCATGGCTAAGAAAACCATGATGCGTGGCGGTGGAATGGCTAAGAAAAAGAAATAACAAATGCCAATAAAAAAGGTAAAAGGTGGCTACAAATGGGGTACATCAGGTAAGGTGTACCCTACTCGTGCTCAAGCTGAAAAGCAAGCCCGTGCTGCCTATGCCAGTGGCTATAAAAAGAAAAACAAAAAGTAAATGGTAGCGCTTCTATATAATACAGCAACAGAAAGTATTGCAGTTACAGCCACTTCAGGTGGAGCAAGTAGTAATGTTCTATACACTTGCCCTAATAACTTTGATGCTGTAGTTACTTTTCTTCACATAAGTAACGGCGGTGTATCTACAGATAATATTTCTGTACAGTGGTATCACAAAGAAGATGATGCGTACTACACCATAGTAAATAACAAATCTGTTTCTGGTAATGATGTTTATAATATGATTACTTCAGATAGATTATTTTTACATGGAGGTGATAAGATAACTGTATTTAATGGTGGTGGTGATATGGGTGTTACAATATCTGTAGAAGAACATTATAATCCTAATAGGCGTTAATTGCATAACGGGGTTGCAATCTTATCTGTATTATGTTATAACTAAATATGATATAACTATCTCCGCACACAAACAAAATGGAGGTAGTGCAATGTTTAAACATATATATGATTTTATAAAAGAAGCAAACGAAAAACGAGTAGCATACTGGCAGCTAAACAATATGACAGACAAAGCTCTCAAGGATATGGGAATAAGCCGTGGCGAAATCTACGACAAAATCTACGGTCAACAAGGCGGGTAATTATACCAAGCCTACTATGCGGAAAAGACTTTTTGAAAAGATTAAAGCTGGCAGTAAAGGTGGTAAAGCTGGGCAGTGGTCAGCACGTAAAGCTCAAATGCTTGCCAAAGAGTATAAAGCTAAAGGCGGGGGCTATAAATAATGGCCCTTGCTAAATCACAACAAAGTTTAAAAGCTTGGACCAAGCAAAAGTGGAGAACTAAAAGTGGTAAGCCTAGTGCTAAAACGGGAGAACGTTATCTCCCTACTTCTGCTATTAAGTCTCTCAGCCCTGCTGAGTATGCAGCAACTTCACGAGCCAAACGAGAAGGCACGAAGGCAGGTAAGCAGTTTGTGGCTCAACCTAAAAAGATTGCAAAAAAGACCGCTAGATTTAGAAGGACTTAAACCATGAATGTAAGTTTAGGGCTACTAGATTACTTACCATTACCACAAATGCCATTTGATAAAGTAAAGCCACCAGAGCTTACAGCAAAACAAAAAATAGTAGAAACTTCAAAAATAGCAGTGGAACAAAAAGCAGATAAGTATAGGTATGAGGATGTATATGCATACCATCCACACAATGGAAACAAACTGTATCCTAAACAGGGACGTAATGTAGACTTTGTAGTGTGGTAGAAAGGAAAACAATATGGCAAGTACAATTATTGATAACTATAAAGTATTTCCACGACTTATGATGCTTGTAGTAACTATTCTGACGTATCAGTCAGTTCACTGGTATATGTCACTTCCTGACCCTAGTAATGGACAAGCAGGTCTTGTGTCTGTTTGTATGGGTGCATTGACGGGTTGTTTTGGTATTTGGATGAACAAAGAAGCCAAGACTGATCGGGGTACAGGCTAATGTACATTATTGTTCTAATTCTTTTTCTAGGCGGTAATCATCAGGTAGGTTCAAATCAAATACTGTACGCAAATGAAGAAATGTGTGAGGCAGACAGAGCAGTAATGGTACAAAAGCTAGAGCAGACTAAACCTACTCCAGATGCTTTTGCAATTACTAAATGTGTAGAGATGTCTTTCGAAAATAAATCAAAAGGAATAGCCTTATGATCCAAGCATTGATAGGACCAATAACTCAACTGGCAGGAACGTGGTTAAATGGAAAAGTTGAAACCAAAGCTGCAGAAACTAAAGCACGTGTTGCTAAGTCTGAAGCTGAAGCACAGATTATGCTCTCTCGTGCAACGAGTGAAGCAGACTGGGAAAAGATTATGGCTCAAGGTAGCCAGAATAGTTGGAAAGACGAATGGCTAACTATACTCTTTAGTATACCACTTATACTTGTATTTACAGGAGATTGGGGTAGGGGAGTAGTTGCTAATGGTTTTACAGCCCTTGAGACTATGCCAGATTGGTATCAATATACTTTGGGTGTAATTGTTGCTGCCAGCTTTGGTGTAAGATCCGCTACTAAACTTTTTGGGAAAAAATAATGGCATTTAAACTAAGCAAACGATCACTAGATAAACTGGAGGGTGTTCACCCTGACATGGTAGCTACAGTTAAACGTGCTATTGAATTGACTACAGTAGACTTTGGTGTGACCTATGGTGTACGTACATTGGAAGAACAGAAAAAACTGTATGCTTCAGGACGTTCACAAACTATGAACTCTAAACATTTGATTCAAGATACAGGCTACAGTCATGCCGTAGACCTTGTTGCATATGATGGATCAAATGTAGTTTGGGAATTAAATGTTTATGATAACATTGCAGATGCAATGGCAGAGGCAGCTAATGAAATAGGTTGCCCCATCAAATGGGGAGCAGCTTGGTCAGTAGGAGATATTACCAAGTACGTAGGTACTATGGAAGACGCAATGAATGAGTACATTGATTTGCGTAGGTCTGAGGGGCGAAGACCTTTTATAGATGGCCCACATTTTGAAATAATGTAAAAGGAGAACATTATGCGACGAGTAAGAACGCCCGCAAAAAAAGGGCCAACAGGTCCGTTTAGAAGACGGATAGCTGCAATGAAAAAAGCAGCAAAGAAAGTAAGTAAGGGTCCAGCACCTCTACCATCACCTCGTCCTATTAAAGGAAAAGGAGGAAAGGTTGGAAAACCAAAATTAATGCCTGTTGGTACTAAACCTATGAAACCTGTTAAAGGCAGAGGTAAAGTAAAACACAAATTTTATGACATGAAAGGTAATTTAATTTCTGATGGTCGTAAACCTGTACCATTTAAAAAACGTAAATAAAAGGAAACTAAAATGTCTCGTGTGCTAACAGAACAACAACAGAAGTTTTTAGATGTCTTATTTGATGAGGCAGCAGGTAGTGTAGTAGAAGCTAAAAAACTTGCTGGTTATTCTGTTGGCACATCTACAACCCAAGTAGTAAATAGTTTAAAAGAAGAAATACTAGATGCTACACATATGTATATGTCACGTAATGCACCACGTGCTGCAGTTGCAATGGTAGGTGCTCTAATGGACCCAACAGAATTAGGCATACGTGATAAGATGCAAGCAGCAAAAGAATTACTTGATCGTACAGGTTTAGTAAAAACAGAAAAAATGCAAGTAGAAGCAAAGGGTGGTGTGATGATAATGCCACCTAAACAGGTAGAAGAAGATTGATTAAAACTGGCGTTTGGAAGTTACCTCAACCAACCGACTTACAAGAAGATAATGAGTGGATAGAAATTCCACGAATCGCACGAACTGTCCCGTTTGGCTACGAACTACATCCTGATGATAGTGAAGTCCTAGTACCAATACCCGACGAGCTAGACAAGCTACAACAGGCTAAGAAGTATCTAAAGCAATATTCATATCGTGAAGTTGCTAATTGGTTATCCAGAAACACAGGTAGATACATATCACACGTAGGATTAAAGAAACGGTTAGATAATGAAAGAAGACGGTACAACCAAGCTAGAAGCCTACGCAGATGGGCAGACTATGCAAAAAAGGCAATCGCCAAGGCGGAAGCCCTCGAAACCAAAAGGCTCAACAGCAAAAACAACGCAGAAGAAACAGACAGCAACACCAGCGCAGCCTAAACCTATAGTTACAGAACTGCCAATGGAAGAACAACATAATGTTGTTTTTAAACCAAATGCTGGCCCCCAGACAGATTTTCTTGCTGCAGGTGAACGTGAAGTGTTGTACGGTGGTTCTGCTGGTGGTGGTAAGTCATACGCAATGTTAGCTGATCCTTTGCGGTTTATGGGACACCCAGCTTTCTCAGGACTATTGTTGCGTCACACAACAGAAGAACTTAGGGAACTTATATTTAAATCACAAGAAATGTACCCTAAGATTTGGCCTGGAATTAAATGGTCAGAACGTAAGATGCAGTGGACTGCGCCCTCTGGTGCAAGATTGTGGATGTCCTACCTAGACAGGGAAGATGACGTCCTGCGTTACCAAGGTCTGGCGTTTAGCTGGATAGGCTTTGACGAGTTGACACAGTGGCCTACGCCATTTGCATGGAATTATATGCGATCTCGTCTACGGTCCACTGCACCTGATCTACCAGTATATATGAGGGCTACTACCAACCCAGGAGGTAGGGGTCATCATTGGGTCAAGAAAATGTTTATTGATCCGGCACCACATGGAAAGGCGTTTGATGCTACCGATATTGACACAACTGAAGTCTTACGTTATCCTGCAGGACACGCAAAAGCTGGCAAGCCTTTATTCAAACGTAGGTTCATACCTGCCCGTCTTACCGACAATCCTTACCTAGCTGAACAAGGTGACTATGAAGCAATGCTTCTGTCACTACCAGAGCAACAACGTAGACAGCTACTGGAAGGTGATTGGGATATTAAAGAAGGTGCAGCCTTTACAGAATTTGATAGAAAAATACATGTAGTAGAACCATTTTACATTCCTAGCAATTGGGTTAAGTTTAGAGCATGTGACTATGGGTACGGAAGTAAATCAGGTGTTGTGTGGTTTGCTGTAGCTCCAAATGAACAGTTAATTGTTTACAGGGAATTATATGTATCAAAAGTACTAGCAACAGATTTAGCTGATATGGTGCTTGACTTAGAAGCTGAAGATGGTAACATTAAGTATGGAGTTCTTGACTCTAGTTTGTGGCATAAACGTGGTGATACTGGACCTAGCCTAGCAGAACAAATGATACAACGTGGGTGTAGATGGCGTCCGTCTGATAGATCAAAAGGTTCACGAGTAGCAGGTAAAAACGAAATACACAGACGTTTACAAGTAGATGAGTTTACAGAAGAACCAAGAATTGTATTTTTTAATAACTGTACAAATTTAATTGCACAATTACCTGCGTTACCTATTGATAAAAGAAACCCAGAAGATATTGACACAACTGCAGAAGACCACTTGTACGATGCATTAAGATACGGTATAATGTCAAGACCACGGTTCAGTGTATTTGATTATGACCCGTATGGAAGAACCTCAACAGGAATGCGAATAGCTGACGCTACCTTTGGATATTAGGAACAATCATGGCAGAAGAAAACGAAGGCTTTATTGAAGATGATGCAATTGCCTTAGCAGATGCAGAAGATTCTATTGTAGAAGATGCCGATACAAATAAAATTATTCCATTTGTAATGGAACGATACCATCGTGCAGAAGACTACCGTAATCAGGATGAAGAACGGTGGCTAAGAGCCTATCGTAATTATCGTGGTTTATATGGCCCAGATGTTCAATTTACTGAAGCAGAAAAATCAAGAGTATTTATTAAAGTAACTAAAACGAAAACACTTGCAGCGTATGGTCAAATTGTAGATGTATTGTTTGCAGGTCAAAAATTTCCATTGACAATTGATCCGACAGAACTTCCTGACGGTGTAGTTGCAGATGTAAACTTTGATCCTAAAGAGCCAGAGCAGCTAAAACAATCTGAACTAGGACAGGAAGTAAGTCCATATGGATATGCTGGGGATGGAAAAGATCTACCTGCAGGTGCTACAGCTAAAACTCTTTTAGAGAGTCTTGGACCTCTTAAAGATAAGTTAGAAAATATTAATGGTGTTCGTGAGGGTGTAGGTAAAACACCAACTGCAATTACATTTAGCCCAGCTATGATAGCCGCTAAAATGATGCAAAAGAAAATACACGATCAGTTAGAAGAATCTAGCGCAAGTAAACATTTACGTAGTACAGCATTTGAAATGGCTTTATTTGGTACTGGCGTAATGAAAGGCCCATTTGCTGTAGACAAAGAGTACCCTAATTGGAATGAAGATGGTGAATATGCACCTCTTATGAAAACAATTCCACAGGTTTCTCATGTGTCTGTTTGGAATTTTTATCCAGACCCAGATGCAAATAATATGGATGAAGCCCAGTTTGTAATTGAACGACATAAAATGTCTCGTACACAATTACGTGCATTAAAGAAACGTCCATACTTTAGATCCGCTGTAATTGATGAAGCAATTCAACTTGGTGAAAATTATAACAAAGAATATTGGGAAGATGATCTATCTGACTATGCACCAGAGCATGGTGTAGAACGTTATGAAGTTCTTGAGTATTGGGGTATGTGTGATACCGAAATGCTTGTAGAACAAGGTGTAGATATTCCTAGTGAGCTACAAGACGTAGATGAACTGCAAGCAAATATTTGGATTTGTAATGGTAGATTGCTTCGTATGGTTCTTAATCCGTTTAAACCAGCCAAGATACCTTACATGGCTGCACCATACGAATTAAATCCATACTCATTCTTTGGAGTAGGTATTGCAGAAAATATGGATGATACCCAAACTCTTATGAATGGGTTTATGCGTATGGCAGTTGACAATGCTGTATTATCTGGTAATCTTCTTATTGAGGTAGATGAAACAAACTTAGTTCCAGGCCAAGACCTTAGTGTATACCCTGGTAAAGTATTTAGACGTCAAGGTGGTGCTCCAGGGCAAGCTATCTTTGGTACTAAGTTTCCAAATGTTGCAGCAGAAAACTTACAGTTATTTGATAAGGCAAGGGTACTAGCAGATGAGTCAACTGGATTTCCATCTTTTGCACACGGTCAAACAGGCGTTTCTGGAGTTGGTCGTACTGCTTCTGGCATTTCGATGCTTATGGGTGCCGCACAAGGCGGCATAAAAAGTGTAATCAAAAATGTAGATGACTATCTATTACGTCCTCTTGGTGAGGGATTGTTTAGATTTAATATGCAATTTGATTTTGATCCTGAGATTAAAGGTGACTTAGAGGTTAAAGCTCGTGGAACAGAAAGTCTTATGGCTAATGAAGTACGTAGCCAAAGACTTATGCAATTTATGCAGATTTCATCTAGCCCAGCACTAGCACCTTTTGCAAAGTTTCAATATATCATTAGAGAGATTGCAAAGTCTCTTGACCTTGATCCCGACAAAGTAACCAACAATATGGATGAAGCTGCAATCCAAGCTGAACTTATGAAAGGGTTTCAGCAACCAGCCCAACCAGCCCCTGCAGGTGCAAACCCAGCAGATCCTACAGGAGCAGGTGGAGGCACTATAGGTACTGGACAAGTGCCACTACCACAGGAACAAGGATTTAGCGGAAATGACGGACAAGGAGCACCTCAACAAGCTCAAGGGGCTGGTGAACAACCACCAGCAATGGGACCAGTTCAGTAACTATTTAGACTTGCTGATAGCCCAGCAACATCGTTCTATGGAACAAACAGACAACACACAAATAATGTATAGAGCACAAGGTGCCATATATATGTTGCGTAGACTAAAACTATTACGTGATGAAGTTTTAAAGAATGGATAAACCTATGATGGAACAACAAATGGAACTATTTAGACGTGGTGGTCTTAACGACGAAGGCGGCGAAATAGATGAAGTATCTGGAAATGAAGTTCCCATTGGTGGAACTAAAAAGGGCGTAAGGGATGACGTACCTGCTATGGTAAGTGAAGGTGAGTTTGTTTTTCCAGAAGATGTTGTTCGATATATTGGTTTAGATAAACTTATGCAATTGCGTCAGCAAGCTAAAATGGGTTTGAAAAAAATGGAAGCTATGGGTCAAATGGGCAATGGCGATGAGGCTACTATGCCTGACGACTTACCTTTTGATATGGCTGATCTTATTATTGTTGCGGGTGATAGTGATGAAGAATTAGAAATGCAAGAAGGTGGTTTTGTAACACGACCTACTACAGTTAGACGCACAACACAACAACCTACTTATGCACAACCACCTGCAGTTACTATGCCCGATGAAAGACCAGTATTTAGAAGTGTGCGTCCTCTTACTCCAGCAATTCAACGTCCAGCACCTAGCGTCATAGATTTTGATAAACTTATGGGTGATGCCAATATTAACTTTAAAGAATATAGAAATGCAGAGGGCAAAACTTTATTAGTGCCATTTCTTGGTAATAGTCCTATCTTTCCTATTCCAGATGGATACACTTTATATACACCCTCAACAGAAGATGATCAAACAGAAGATACAGAAACAGTTGAAGAAGTAAACGAAACACTTGCAAATGTATCTGTAAAAGAACCTAATCGTAGTAATCGTGATGATATAGTAAGAAATGAATTTACAGAAGCTGGCAGTTGGAATGATGCTCCTCTTGACATGTACATAAAAGAAGCTCGTAAATTTACTAATGGTACTTCTTCTGTTGCTACAGGCATAGCAGGGGCATTGTCTTCACCATTAGGTCTTTTTATGTACGGTGCCACTGCACACCAAAAGAAACGTATTCTTGCAACTATTGATAAACGTATTCAAGAAGCTAGAGGTACACCTGTTGCAGGGCAAGTTGCAGAGTTACAAAAAATAAAAGGTATTCTTGAAGGTACAATTAAACCCGATAGCATACTAAATAAAATTACAAGTACAATAGGTAAAATATTTGCTCCAGATGAAATAAAACAAAAAACTGCAAACACTGCAGTTGCAAGTACAGTTGGAGCAACGGGTGCAGTTGAAGAGTCATTAAGACCACGAGCACGTCCTACTGCTGAAACAGTAGAAGATCCATATGGAATTGGTGCTGTAGGTGAATTTGGTGGTACGTCTAATATATTTGATGTAATAGGCCCAATTGAAGAAGTTGCAGCTAGAGATGTGCCCGTTGAAACTAGTCAAACTTTAACAGGTGATAACATAGTTGGGTATCAAGATGGATATGAAATTAGGTATGTACCTGATCCTAAAGGAGATCCAGAAAGAAATGAGTATAAAGTAATTAACAAAAATGGAGAAGTAGTAGCTTCGGAATACACAAAGAGGCGTTCTCTTGATCCTAATGAATCATTAAATGGGCTTAAAAGAAGTATATCTAATTATGTTAAAAGTGGTCAACTTCCAGATGGTGGTATAAGATATGAAACGCAAGGAATGTCTAGGCCAAGTGCAGTACCAACAGCGACTGTGCAACAACCTACAGAAGAAACACAAACTTACGACCAAGAACTGTTTAATAATTTAAAAAATACAATATCTTTAGGAAAAATAGATGATCCTAGATTGCCGCCTGAATATAGAGGTGGTGAAGGTAGTGAAGGATATAATAGAATAATAAGTGAGGCAGAAAATTTTTATGGTAAAAATATTGTACAAGATGTATTAAATAGTCTTACTTCCGTTGTACCTACACCTACAAGAGGAGTTCAAGATAGAGGGTTTGTACCTTCTAACATTGCACAACCTGCAGCTACAGCTGAAAGTATTGCACCTACACCTACAAGAGCAGACTATGATATTAGTCAATTACCCCCTGTACAGCAACCTAGAGTTAGCCCACGTTTAGGATATGAATCGGGTCAAGATGTACTACAAAGTGTTGCCCCTTATATATCTTCTACTATAGGCCAACCTTCTGTAAGTCAAATTGATTATAGTGATATTCAAACATCGGGACCACCTAGTGTGCCTGATGCTATGCGTACTCCATTGGGAACTGCAGCAGCGGCAAGTGCTCGTGCACAAGAAGCTACATTACCGCAGCCTTATGATCCATCTATTGATGATCTTATTGAACAAACAAGAAAGGCAATAGGAACTTCAGGTCAAACTATAAAACAAACAATTGAAAACGCAGAAGAAGCTATGGGAAAAAAATCAGAACCTAAAATTACTGAAGGTACACCCGCAGAATCTACCTTTAAACCTTCTGCATCACCAATTGTAAGTGCAGCTAAGTCAATAACACAATTAGGTAGACCTACTGCAGTAATTGACCCAAGAATAGATGTAAGTAGACAACCTACTATTGAAGCACCTTATCCAACGCAACCTACTACTGCTCTTCCTGCAGCACCTAGTTATGCAACAATGGATATGGGAGAAGCGGGTAGAACATCAATATTACCACCTACTATAGCACCTAGTTATGCAACAATGGATATGGGAGAAGCGGGTAGAACATCAATATTACCACCTACTATAGCACCAGTACAAGATCCATATGGAATCGGTACTGCAGGTGAGTTTGCTGGAATGCCTACTACCCCAAAAACACCTACTGTTTCTAGTGTAGCTCAAGCTGAATCACTTATGGGTCCACCCCTTTCTGCAAAATTAGCGCCTGATGTATCCTTGCGTCCTAAAGCAAGACCAACTACTTTTAGTGATGCATTTGCTGCCGCAAGAGCAGCAGGACAAAAAACATTTTCTTTTGATGGTAAAGAGTACACTACAGAACTTGCAGAAGAAAAACCTGCAAAGGCTCCTGCAGCAGATAAACCTAAAAGTGGTCTTGATTTTAATCCTGCAACCTCTCAATTTAAAACAAAATACGAAAGAGATGAAGCATTAGCTGGTAATCTTGGAGGTACTGCAGCTTATGAAGCTACAATGGAAGTACACAGACAAGGATTAGCTGCAAAAGGTATTAGTGATAAAAAAGATAAACCCTCTACTACAACAAAACCTGCTGCTACAACTACAACTCGTAGTAAAGAAGATGTGCAAAAAGAAATAAATGACGAAATTAAAAAAGCAGGAAAAGATGGCTGGAATAGTAAATTAAACGATCTTGTAAAAGAACGTGATGCTGCTCGTGCTGCACCAAAACCAGAAGCTAAAAAAGATAGTGGCGGTGGTGGAGATAAAGACTCTGGCGGCGGTGGCGGCGGTTGTGTAATTGCCACACACGGTATTTCTACTGGTGGTTTTAGTGCACTAGATAAAGCCAAAGCAGAAATATGGTGTGAACGTACATATCATGGTAAATGGTATGGTGAAGCATTTAGACGTGGGTATCGTTATGCTGGCAATAAAGCAATACAAAAGGGCAAAGCTGAAAAACACTACCAAGAGTTTAAAGACTTTGTTGCCTATGGTCGTGGAATAAAAAAAGATTGGAAGTCTAAAATAAATTATTATAAGAGAACTATTCAATTCTTTTTAACTGGGCTTATTATAAAAGAGGATGTATAATGGATAGACAAAGTACATATGGAGAATACTTATCACAAGTAGGATCACGGTATAATAAACTGTCAGAAAATGAAAAAGACGTGCTACGTGCTCTACGAGGCACAGAACAAGGTTTAGTTCTTGGTAAAGTATTAGGAACTGAAATGGCACTTGCAAATTTAGGGACAAGTAACTCAACAAAAGTAAGTGCAAAAAAACGTGGGTTAGGAACACGATAAACAACCTAAATACGCTGGCTACTCATCCCCCATCCAACATGGCTACGGTGGCCCCAGTTAAGGAAATAACATGTCTGAAGAAATGGTAGTGGAACAACCACAAAAATCTATGGCGTTTATGTCAAAGCCATACTCTAATCAAGATCGTATTAAAAAAGACGAAGAAGAATTAGAACAACTTATTGCACAACAAAAAGGTGAAGTACAAGAAGAAGAATCTGTAGAAGAAGAACCTACAAGTGCAGAGGAAAAAAGTTTTAAAAAACGTTATGGCGATCTTCGTCGGCATATGCAACAAAAAGAAAAAGATTGGGAAGATAAGTTTAAACAACTTGAAGGCCAATTAAAAGACATAACACGTAAAGAAATAAAACTCCCTAAGTCTGATCAAGACATTGAGGCTTGGGCTGCACAATATCCAGATGTAGCAGCTATTGTAGAAACAATTGCAATTAAAAAAGCTCGTGAACAAAGTGCTGGACTAGAAGATCGTGTAAAAGAAATTGATGAGCTTAGAGCTACAGCTTCAAGAGAAAAAGCAGAAGTAGAATTAATGAAAGCTCATCCCGACTTTGGCGAAATTCGTGAAAGTGATGATTTCCATGAGTGGGCAGAAGAACAGCCTAAATGGGTTCAAGATGCTCTTTATGAAAATGATAGTGATGCTCGTTCAGCCGCACGTGCAATTGATTTATATAAAGCAGATCGTAATATTAAACCTAAAAAATCTGCAAATGAAAAAGATGCAGCACGTTCTGTAGGTAGTCGTAATAGTAGAAGTCAACCTGATACAGACTCCGACAAAACAGTGTTTAGAGAAAGTGACGTAAATAAAATGACCGCAGCACAATATGAAAAAGCAGCCGATGATATTATGGAAGCTATTCGTACTGGTAAATTTATTTACGATATGTCGGGTTCTGCCCGATAAAAGGGTTGACATATAAGTTATTTATGATATAACTATATGTACAATGTAAAAAGTGTAGCCCCTTCATAGGTTTACCTACACTTTTTATAATCTTAGCAAACAACACGTACTTTCGGACTCACCTAATCCCTCGTGGCCCATAAGGTGTAATGTAGGCCAACATTACGTTTTATGCACCCTAGTACATTAGCCTCTAATAAGTAAAGTTAGTTTTGCATCTGTGTGCTCATAATGCTATAAGGAGAATATCAATGGCATTTTCAACAGCGTCAGGTTACGGCAACCTGCCTAATGGCAATTTTAGTCCCGTAATCTATTCCAAACAGGTGCAACTTGCATTCCGCAAAGCATCTGTTGTTGAGGCAATCACTAACTCTGATTATTTCGGAGAGATTGCAAACATGGGCGATAGTGTTAAAATTATTAAAGAACCTGAGATTACAGTGAAAGCGTACTCACGTGGTACAACTATCACTCCACAGGATCTTGATGATGAAGACTTTTCATTGACCATTGACAAAGCTAACTACTTTGCCTTCAAGGTCGATGATATTGAAGAAGCTCACTCACATGTGAATTTCCAATCTATCGCTTCTGATCGTGCAGCCTATCGTTTGGCTGACCAATTTGACCAAGACGTTCTTGGATATATTTCTGGCTTTACACAGTCAGCAATTCATGGACGTGCCAATACAGCCAACACAACCGTAAATGGTTCTAAAGCTGTATCAACTGCTGGTTCTGATGAACTGCTTTCAAGCATGAAGTTAGACGCTTCTGACTTTAATGCTGGTACTGGTGGTAACTCTATCGTTGTCAAGCCTCGTACAGGTGCAGACACGTTGAACACCACTACAGCTAATGCGACACCAATGCAAGTTATTGCACGTATGTCACGTAAGCTGGATCAACAAAATGTTGACACATCAGGTCGTTGGCTCGTAATTGACCCTGTATTTGCTGAACTTTTGAAAGATGAAGACTCACGTCTTTTGAACTCAGACTTTGGTGGATCAGGACTTCAAAACGGCTTGATCATCAATAACATTCACGGCTTTAAAGTCTTTATGTCTAACAACCTTCCTGAAGTAGGTGACGGTCCAACCTCAACCACATCTTCAGGTTCAACGCACTACGGTGTATTGGTTGCTGGTCATTCATCTTCTGCTGCAACTGCAGAACAGATTAACAAGACTGAAACATACCGTGATCCAGATTCATTCGCTGACATTGTTCGGGGTATGCATCTATATGGTCGTAAGATCCTTCGTCCAGAAGCTCTGGTCAATGCGATCTACACGTCTGGTCTATAAGGGGAGGGATAAATAATGGCTACAGTTACTACTTTATCCGCTGCCGCACACGGCTCAAGTGCACGTGGACGTTCTCCATATATCGTAGAGCAGGAAATTGATCTTGCTGCTGCTGCAACTGCTAAGGGTTCTGCCTTAGCTGCTGCTGATATTATCCAAGCAATTACTGTTGGTGCAAATACAATGGTAATGGCTGCAGGTATGGAATGTACTACAACACCTTCAGGTGGTACTGGTACGGTTCTTGACCTTGGTATCACAGGTGGTGACGTTGATGCATTTGTTGACGGTTTTGCATTTGATTCTGCTTCTGCAGGTGACTATGCAACCTTGGCAAACACTGCATGTCCTATCTTGGTTACAACATCAGATACAATTGATGTTTTAGTCCAAGCGGCTACTACAGTATCTACCGCAGGTAAGGTACGTGTATATGCTGTATTGATGGATGTTGACGGACTTGGCGAAATGACTGCCGATGAAGTTGCACGTGATGCACTTGCATAACAACTAACACTGAGGGGCTGGGAAACTGGCCCCTCTAACTAATGGGGCGGTAATGGCATATACATATTTAACTATAACAAATGAAGTTATTGCTCGTTTTAACGAGGTAGTACTTACATCTAGTGGTTTTGGATCTTCACGTGGATTTCAAACTCAGTGTAAAAATGCCGTAAATGATGCTATAGATTATATTAACACAAGTGAATATGCTTGGCCTTTTAATCATAATACAGAAACAGATATTCTTGTTGCAGGTACAACTCGTTATGCTATACCTACAACAGCAAAACATGTAGACTATCAAACATTTCGTTTAGTTAAAGATGACTCATTGGGTTGTGCTGGTGGTAATCTTACAGAAATGGACTATAAACAATACGTAGATCATCATATTGCACAAGAAGATGATAGTGGTGTAGGATCTATTCCTAAATATGTGTTTAGAACACCAGACAATAAATATGGATTATTTCCATATCCAGATAAAGCTTACTCTTTAAGATTTGAATATTATAATTTTTCAACAAAACTATCAGCAGCTACAGATGTACCAGCTATTCCAGAACAATACAGAGGTGTAATTGTAGATGGAGCAACTGCATATGGCTATCAATATCGTGGTGAAACTTCACAATACCAATTAAATTTTCAAAGATTTGAAGCTGGTATTAAACACATGAGAAGTTTGTTAATTAATAGAACTGCATATGTTCGTTCTACTATGGTACACAGAGCACAAAAACCAATTAGTAAATTCGTATAAGGTATACCTATGCCAGACACTTCAGGTCTTAATCCATTTACATTTCCTTTGCAAGGTGGTTTAGTTCTTGACCGTTCTACTTTTGCTATGGAACCAGGAATGGCATTGGAGTTAGAAAACTTTGAGCCTGACGTTAGTGGTGGATATAGACGTATTAATGGTTTTGAAAAGTGGAATACTAATATAGTTCCTCAGACCGCTAGTTCTGCAGAGCCAGTGTTAATGTCTGCATACTTTGCTGGAAATAATAAAGTAATAGCTGCTAGAGGTACAAGTGTATATGAAGCTGCAAGTGGTAGTGGATCTTGGACAAGTATAGATAGTAATAGAACTGGTGCTATACGTTACACATTTGATAAATATAATCTGTCTGGTACAGAGTTTATAGTATGGGCAGATGGTGCTAACAATGCTACTAAGTATGATGGTACAACAGTAACAGATCTTAATGCTACAGGTGCACCAGCTAATCCTAAGTTTGTAAAACATTTTAAAAATGCTTTATTTTTTGCTGGTATGTCAGCCTCACCAGAAGAGATAGTTTTTACCGCACCATATACCGATAATGATTTTAGTTCGGCTAATGGTTCAGGTTCAATACGAGTTGACAGTAAAGTTACAGCATTGTTTCCATTTCGTGATGAACTGTTTATCTTTGCAGAAGAACGTATATACAAACTTGCAGGAAATACTATTGCAGACTTTGTATTGCAACCAGTAACTAGAGATATTGGATGTCTTAACGGCTTTACTGTACAAGAACTTGCAGGTGAAATAATATTTCTTGGTCGTGATGGTTTACGTACAGTTGCAGGTACAGCTAAAATTAATGACGTAGAACTTGGTACTATTAGTAAACCTATACAAGAATTATTTGAAGGTGAAACTGATGTTGACGACTTTAACAGTGTAGTTATTCCAGATAAAACACAGTATCGCATTTTCTTTTCTAAACCAAATAATCAACTTGAATCTACAACAATTGGAGTTATTGCAGTAAGAAAAGCTCAGGGATATGAGTTTGCTAAACTAAAAGGTATTCAGCCAGCTTGTACAGATTCAATAAGTGTTCAGGGTGATACGTTTATATTACATGGTGGTTATGATGGCTATGTGTATAGACAAGAAAAAACTAACAAGTTTGACGGTACAAATATTATAGGTCGTTATCGTAGTCCAGATCTTACAGCAGGTGATGCAGGTATACGTAAAAACTTTCAAAGAGTTATTATTAACTATTCACCAACAGGTCTTGTAAACTCTGATTTGTTTTTGCGGTATGATTATGAAGATCCTAATGTACCAAGACCAGCAGCTTATCCTTTTGATTCAACGAAGGTAGTAGCTATTTATGGAACTTCATTATATGGAACAGCTACTTATGGTGGTCAGACAAACCCACTTGTAAGGCAACCAGTAGAAGGATCAGGTTTTGCTGTAGCACTTCGTGTTGTGGATAATGCGGAATCAGCACCATACTCACTTAAAGGTTTTCAGCTAGAATTTGATGTAGGAGCAAGAAGGTAAATGGCAGGTTATACAAGACAGTCTACATACACAGACGGTGATATTATACAGGCAGCAGACTCTAATGACGAGTTTGACCAACTTCTTGCTGCTTTTAATAATAGCACTGGACACGCACATGATGGGACTGCAGCAGAAGGTCCAGTAATTGGTCTTATTGGTGATGCAGGTGTTACTACTCCATTAAACAAAGTTGTAGTTAATGATACTAGCAACCAAGTAGAATTTAGCATTGACGTATCTAGTGTATCTACTCAACAGTTTTTAGTTAAAGATGGTGTTATTGAACCTACCACAGACAACGACATTGACTTAGGTTCAAGCGGTAAAGAGTTTAAAAATTTATACATTGATGGTACAGCTAACATTGATAGTCTTGTAGCCGATACTGCAGATATTAATGGTGGCAATATTGATGGCACTATTATTGGTGCTACAACTGCTGCTGCAATTACTGGTACAACAATTACTGCTAATACAAGTTTAGCTCTTGCTAGTGGTGCTACTGTTACTGCTATTCTTGACGAAGACGCAATGACTTCTAACAGTGCAACTGCATTGGCAACACAACAGTCTATTAAAGCATATGTTGACTCTCAGGTAACTGCCCAAGATTTAGACTTTCAAGCTGACACAGGTGGTGCTCTTAGTATTGACCTAGACAGTGAGACTATGACATTTACTGGCGGTACGGGTATTGATACCTCTGGTTCTGGTAATACTGTTACTTTTGCTATTGATAGCACTGTAACTACTCTTACTGGATCTCAAACACTTACAAATAAAACGCTTACAACTCCTATTATTTCATCTATTAGTAACACAGGTACCTTGACACTGCCTACAAGTACTGATACACTTGTTGGTAAAGCAACAACAGATACACTAACAAATAAAACATTGACAAGTGCTGTACTGAATGGTACAATAAGTGGTACGTCAATTAAAGATGAAGATAACATGGTTTCTAATAGTGCATCTCATCTAGCTACACAACAATCAATTAAAGCTTATGTAGATGCTCAAGTTACTGCACAGGACTTAGACTTTCAAGGTGACAGTGGTGGAGCACTAAGCATTGACTTAGATAGTGAAACACTTACTATTGCTGGTGGAACTGGTATTGATACAAGTGGATCTTTAAATACTCTTACTGTTGCTGTTGACTCTACTGTAGCTACACTTACAGGAACACAAACTCTTACTAATAAAAGTATTGATGCAAGTCAGCTTACTGGTACTGTAGCTAATGCAAGACTAGATGCAGAACTGCAAGCACTTGCAGGACTTACATCTGCAGCAGATAAAGGTATTCAATTTACTGGTTCTGGTACGGCAGCTACTTATGATCTTACTGCAGCAGGTAAAGCACTTCTTGATGATGCCGATGCAAGTGCTCAAAGAACTACATTGGGTCTTGGTACAATTGCCACACAAGATTCAACAAATGTAAACATTGATGGTGGTGCTATTGATGGTACTATTATTGGTGCTAATAGTGCAGCAGCAGGAACATTTACTACAGCTAATGCCACTACATTTAGTGGAGATTTAAACGGTACGATTAATACTGCTACCACAGGAACTACTCAGGCAGAGGGTACTAACAACACTACTATTGCAACAACAGCTTATGCTAACACTGCAGCAGATGCATCTGCCGTTGCATTGGCGATTGCTTTAGGATAAGAGGATAATATCAAATGGCAAACACATTCAAAGTTGTAACCAAGGCAGGGGTCACAACGCTTGACGACATCTATACTGTAGCTGCCTCTACAACCACAGTTGTTATTG